CATTAGTGCCTGTTCCTGCATTTCCATTTAACCTAATTTCTGTTGCAGATGTACTTTTAATTTCAAAAAAACTTCCACTTGCTCTGCCTAACACATTTGCATAATCATAATTAGAACTTTCAAAACTACTGCCACCATCATTAGAAAATCTTATATTTAAAGTATTACCATCAGTTACAACTTGTAAATCATTGTAAGTTAGAAAATGCACATTATATGTACTACCCTCTAAATTTGTAAAATCAATACCTGCTGTTGATGTAGTTATTGTTTGTGTTTCAATTAATTCTAATTTACCTAAGTCTGCACCACTTAGCCCAAATCTAGCTGCACCTAATGGCATATTGAACTCCTAACTAAAATCTTGTAATGCGTTTATTAATGGAGTTCCTGCGTCCAAAAATAAAAATGTAACTAAGTCTATTGCATTAGCACCTGTTGAAACTGTATATCCACCACCACCTGCCGTTTTACCTGTTGCGTGTCCACCACCATTAACTGTAATTTGATTTATTGCAACTGATTTGGCACTTGATGCGTGTTGTGTAATTTGAAGTGTAAATGTTGAAACACCATTAGTTGCAACATTTGTAAAATCTATATCTGTAATGTTTTCGGTTAATGTAATACTTCCTGTATTTCCGTTTGCTAAGTTTATTGATACAACACCTGATGATGAAGTAACTGCTACATCTGTCTCGGCATAATCTTTAAGAACTATTGCACTAGCTACTTGGTCTGCAAAAGCAACTTCTGAATCAATAGCTAAGTTTAAAGTTACTGCACCTGATGTTCCACCACCTGATAAGTTGCTTCCTGCTACAACTGAGCTGATGTCTCCTTCGCCTATATAACTTGCCCAACTGCTTCCGTTGTAATAGGTTAAATCATTTGTGTCAGATAAATAGGCAAACATACCTTCTTCAGCAGATGTAATGGCTGAGTTTCTAGCTGAAGCGTCAGCAAATACCATAATCACTTGCTCTTGCAAATAATTATTAAAATCAGACGCATTAACTAAGTCGCCTGTACTCCATACTTTAAAACCTGCACCCATTTATAAAATCTCCTTTTTGTTAAGCATATACTAGCCTTGTTCCTTCTCCAAGTTTAGCCTGACCTAATATCCAAGCCGAGCTTCCCGCAGGACTTAATGTTGCTGTCCAAGACCAACTTTGGTTGGAAGCATTAACATTATGAGATATAGATTCAATCCATAGCTCATCTGTAAAGCTACTGCCGTCCACATTGACTATCTTAACAGATATTCTGTCTCCGAACTCTCTACCTAAAACTTGTTCCCAAAGAGATGTGTTCTCTCGTGGATTGCAAGTTAATTCATCAATCCTAAGAATAGGCAAAGATGTTTCTGCTATCTTCTGTTCAATTATAGACAAAACATCTCCGTCTGAAACATTTATAGTTGTTTTGTTTGATTCCTTAGCTCTGTATCTTAAAACAGAATTTGTATCTGCTTTGTATTGTATTGAGCCACCACTTCTCTGCCACTCATAAATATTAATAATCTCGTTGTCATCAAAGGAAGTGGAAACATTAGTGTAAGGTAAGTTGCTACCGTCATTACTGAATATACCTTGAACATTAGTTGCTTTTGTGTTTGATAATTTATAATCTCTATTTCTAAAAGTTGCTTTGCCGTCTTTTGATATGAAAAATTGTCCATTCTCAGCAGTTTCACAATCCCTTAATCCTGTTAATACATTTGTTGTAATTGCTTGTGATATTACTTCTTTAGTTCCTGTAAGTATATCTCTACGATTACTTGGATAGCCAATAGCGTCAAGTATTCTAGTAATTCTTGCAGAGCTTAGTTCTTGTTCATCAACATAAGATAATCTTGTAGATAAACCAAGTTCAGAAAAACCTGCAAGCCCTAATCTCCAACCAACACCGTCTAACTGTGATGATTGAAATATCTTAAATGCGTCTGTACAAGTAAAGGTAACAATAGAGTCAGCACCTTCAGATATAAATTTGACAGGAACAGATTGTATGAAACCTTCAAATATTCTATAAGTTGTTGAATCATAAGTAGCAGACATTCTAACTCTTTTAAGTGGTTGTATTTTTGTTCTAGAGTTTGCTGAATCATAGTATGGACTTGAAGTGTTGCTAGGATTAAATCTATTGTCAGCATTTGAAACAGAAAAACTCATTGTACCTGCAACAAACTCGCCTAACTCATTTGCTCTACCACGCCTAGTTGTAAAAGCTCGAAGATAAGAAGTTATATCTGTAAAGGTTTGTGTCTCATCAAATGGCTCAGAATCAAATCCTACTTCTAAAGTTAGTGATACATTGGAATCAAAGTTTGCACTCATTACAACGCTACTTCAATACCTTTTCTTTGAGCTTGTTTAATTGCTTCTGCAACGGCTAATTGTACAGTTTCTTCATTACCAAGTAAGTTACCTGTATTAATTGTTATGATTGTTCCACCTGCACCTGTTCCAACTCTACCACCTGTTCTATCAGCAAAGTCTGATACAAAGTCTTGACCTACTTCGCCAAGTGTTCCAAATTTATTTCCTTTTTTAGTTGGTATAGGTTGTGATTCTTCAGCAATATCTTCTAATTCATCAACAACTTTATTTGTAACATCAGGCATTGAATCAGTACTTATTGTTCTGCCTGACAAGTTAAATAATGCTTGAAACTGATTTGTTAAAGTATCTAAATCTCCACCAATGAGTCTAACAATCTCTGCTATACCGTCTTTAAATGTTGTTGCACCACTTAAGTCTGCTAATGCTTCATCAAGTTGTTGCTTTGCAATAGCTTGTTCTAATATGTTTTCAGTTGAATCAGCAGTTGCCTTAGCTAATTCTTCTTGTGCCTTTTGATAATTCTGTTGTGCTTCTTTTAATCTCTCTGTCTGTGTAACAACATCTGCTTCGGCTTGTTCTATGCTTCTAAGTGCTTGTTCTTCTTCTCTTGATATTGCAATAGATTGTTCTTCAAGTTCTATTAATCTCTCTCTTGCTACTGCTAGTTGAAGTTTTTGTATCTCAGATTTATCTTCTGCTTCTTCAAGTTTCCTTATTTCTTCTTTTTGTCTTGCAATAGCTAAGGCTTCTTCATTAGTTACTTTTGCACCAAGACCTGATATCTTTTCAAAGTCCTCTTTAGCTTTTGTTACTTTGTCATTTGCTTCTTTAAGTTTTTCATTTTCCTTATTAAGTTTTGTAAGGGCTTCAGCTTCTTTATCAATAAGGTCTAATCTATCTTGTTCTATATCTCTAAGGTTTTGGTAAGCGTCATTAAGTTTTTGTAGTGCGTCTAGTCCTGAAGTTGCTCTATCTCTAGCAAGTTTCTTTTCAGCTTCTAATTCTTCTTCAGTAAGTTCAATACCTTCTTCTTTAGTATCGTTAAGGTTTGCTGTTTCTCTGTCTAATTCGTGTGTATTATTAATTAAATCTTTTTGTATAAGTTCTTGCATTCGCATAGCGTCAGCAAATTCTTTATGTGTTTTAATTATATTCTGTTCTTCTTGTTCTGCGTCTTGTACTGCACCACTATATTTATCATAAGTTTTTTTATTTGATTCAATTAAAAATCCATTTTCTCTTGCAATTCTTGTACCTTCTTCAATACGCTTATTAAAATCTGAAGCAGGGTCTAACACATTTATTAAGCCTGTTGCTAATTTATCAAAGAATCCAATAGTACTCTCAAGAGCAGGTGCTAATTTATCAACTATTAATAAACCAATTTCTGAAAACTTTGAGCCAAGAATATCTATTTGTCCTTGTAAAGATAAAACCTGTTTATCAGCAACTTCTTGAGTAGTACCACCTGCACCCATTAAGGCAGATTGATACTCTCGTATTTGGTCTCCTGCACCTGATAAGATTTTTACTGCGTCTGCAACACCACGATTAAGTCCTAATTGGTCTAATAAAACTGCTTTTTGTTGGTCTGACAAACCTTTCATACCACCGTCAAGTGCGTCAATTACATCAGCTAAATTCTTTAAGTTGCCTTCATTATCAACAATGTCTATATTATATTTCTTAAAAACTTCTGAGTTCTTACCTACTGCTCTTGTTGTATCTCTAAGTAACTGATTAAGTTTTTCTCCTGCTTCAGCACCTTTGACACCCCTGTCTGCAAAAGCTGAGAGAACTGCAACACCTTCTTCGATTGATTTGTTTGTAACCTTTAAAGCCGAGCCTGACTTTGTTGTAAGTGCTTCTGCAAACTGTTGTACAGAAGCGTTTGCTAATGTGTTAGCTTTTACCAAGACATCAGTAACTCTTGTAAGATTTGTTAAGTTTTGTTCTGCGTCTTTAACTGTAAGACCTAATGCAGATTGAGAGTCAGTAGCCAAGTCAGTAGCAAGTGCCATATCAAACATACCTGCTTGAGCAAACTTGGTAACTTGTGGAAGTGCAGATATAGATTGTTCAGCGTCTAAACCTGCTGACGCTAGGAAGAAAAATGCTTCTGCTGATTCACTTGCTGATACACGAGATTCTATTGCAACTTGACGAGAAGCCTTTGCCATAGCCAACTGTTGTTCTTCAGTTGTCTGCATAATTGCAAGAGATTGGTTAAGTTTATCTTCAAAGTCTATGAATTGTCTTGTAGCTTGTGATAATGCTTTTACAAGAACTGTACCAACTGCAACTGCACCAATTTTCGCAACTGCACCAAACTTACTTAACTTGCCACCTGACTCGTCAGTTTTTTTACCCAAATTGTTCATTTGGGCTTTAGCTTTATTAAAACCTTCTAAGACGAGCTTGATAAGGATATTTGAACTACCCATTATCTCATCTTCTTTTTCTTAGCTTCTGCTTCTGCCATAGCTCGTTGTTTATCCTTCTCTTGTTGTTCTACATAATAAAATGTAGCCCATTGTGAATACTCTAATGATGACATTTTAGTTCGCAGTTCGCCAACTGTCATTCTTAATTCACGAGCTAATCTGAATTGAAAAACTAAATCAGGATTCGCTTTTGAAATCTTCAGCTAACGCTGATTCAATCTCGCTTCCTACTCCGTTAAGAGTATTAAGTTCTGCAAATATTAAATCAATGACGGTTGCGTCTTTTTCATACAACTCATCTATTGCTTCATCTGATAGTTCAGGCTCAACAACACTTGCTTTTAACAATGCTTTTTGATAATCAAAAGCGTCTGTTGTTTCTCCATTGATTAATCTACCAAGTTCTATTTGCATTTTTTTAGATATGCCTTTGACTTTTATAGAGACATTCCATTGTGGAATATCAATAGTTTTAGTCGGCACATCAGGTAATGACTTGATGTCATCTAAGTTTAAAATCTTAGCCATACGCCTAGCTCTCCTTTATCTTACTTAGTGTGTACCACGAGTAACTGCACCTGAAACTTGAAGGTCTGCTGAATATCCAACAGCGTCTCCAACAGGACTTGAAATTGCATAAGAAGTTAAAATTGCTTCTCCTGTATATTTTATATTTCCACCTGTTGTTCCTTCAGGGCTATATTCAAATGACAAAGTAGCTGATTGTCCAACTACAGCACCAAATATAGCGTCAGCAGTAGAGTCCCAAAGACCTGACAATGAAATTGAAGAGTCCTTTAAACCTGCTATATAAGTCTTAGAATTTCCTGCACTTCCTAGAGTCGTTGTCTCACTAACATCTGCTGATTCAGGGAAGTCTACATTATTTACATAAGATGATATATCAGTTAATGAGCCTGAAGCGTTATCAAGTTTGAAAACTGAATCCTTACCGTGTGTAAATGCCATATAATTCTCCTTTAATTTTTTCTACCAAATCCAACTATAACATTGAAACTTGGGTTTGTTCCACTAACAGTATAAACAACTTTTAAGTATCTATTTACTGTTGTTCCAAGTGCAACTTCTTTAACTTCTGCACCTGCTGAAGTCAAAGCAGTAAAAGTAACTAAGTCAGCATAAGTTACATTATCTGCTGAATGTGTAATCTTAGCAGTTAATGTAGGTGTGCTAGTTCCTGATACTGATGTTACAACTATAAAAGCACCACCACCATTGGCAGTAGAGCTTCCATTATCTCTAGCAGTTCCGTTACCTGTAGCCGTTACAGTTGCGTTTTCAAGTACGCTACCACTAAAGAAACCACTTGCTTGTAAGTCAAAGGTAACTGCAACAACATCTCCTACAGGACTTGAAATCCCATAGTTAGTTGTTACACCTTTACCAAACATACAATCGTCTGTTGCGTCAATACCGTCAAAACCAATAACTGCAACTTTGTCATTAGTTCCGATTAAACCTTGAATAATATTGTCTGCCGTAGGGTCAAAAAATCCCCCAAAAGAAACTGTTGCGTCAGAACTTCCTGCAATATAAGTTTTTGCATTTCCTGTTGTTCCAAAAGTTGTAGTCTCTCCTACATCAGCAGTTCTTGAAGGCTCTGCACTATTGAGATAAGCACTCAAGTCTGTTGAGTCTATAATTACTTTGGTGTCTTTACCGTGTATAAATGCCACTACTTACCACCTTTGCAACAACCGTTACCACAACAATCCATTATTTTTTACCTCTAGTATTTCTTCTTCTTCTACTTCTTCTACCTGATGACCTTGAGCCACCATATCCATATCCTTTTGGCATATCACTCCTTATAATACACTTATCTTTTCATTTTCCAACTCAATGCTATTTGCTTTTGAGCTTTTTTAGTGAGTTTTTTTCTCGCTTTTCTAGTATTCTTTTCTGCTAAAAGCAAGAATGGAACTAAGGGAGTTCCTCTCTCGTTGATTGATTGTACCACACCCCAAGTATTCAAACCTTTACTTGTTGCCCAATCTTCTATCGGCTCTATTGGTGGGAAGTGTGGTTTAGTTCTCCAATTTGCATTACCCCAATTCTTCCTTCTCTTAGGTGGTGGTGGTTTATATCCATTAGGTAATCTTCTAAATTTTCCGTGTACAAATTCTGAGTGTGGTGCAGTAGCTTCAATCTGAATCTTCTTAGGTAATCTACCCACCATAGCAACTTGTTTGAAGTCGATAGAGTTTGCTAATGTACCTGTGTCGTTTGGTGCTACCTTCTTGGCATTCTTTGTAATTACTTCTGCGTGTTCATTCATAAGATGACGCAAAGGAATTAAAGTAAAATTACCATTCTGTAGTTTTCTTTTTAATGGTGTAAAACCTTCAAAGCTAAAATTTCTATTAGTTGCCATAAAGACATATTAACAAAAAAGCCACCTGAGTAGGTGGCTTCTTTGAATTATGGTTTTATTTATGCTAATGTTTTTTTAATCTCGTTCCAAGATTTCCAACCATAATTGTTCTTAATTTTATAAGGAATATACTTTGTTAGCCAATAGCTTTTGTACTCCCAATAACCTAATCTTCTAATTGCATTATATTCAGGGAAGTAAACAAAAATTGCATTACCGTCTTTACCTCTACCTTCAAGATTAACTGCAACCTTCCAAAGAACTCTATGTGCAGTAGGATTTTTAGACCATTCAGTAATTTCTTTAACAGTATTTTTAGAACTAAACCTACCAAAAACACTTATGTTAGAAAAATTCATTGGGTGGCTATCTTTATCTTGAGCTACCCAACCGTCTACAGTATCAAATCTATAACTAAAATAAGGTCTGTCAGCATAGAAATCACGGACTAAACGAGCTAAAGATTGTACATCTTCTTCATTGTCCATATACCAAACACCTGCAAAGTCAATTTTTTTACTTTGTTGATTAACAATTTTAACTGTATGACCTGTCCAAGCACTAATAAAAGGAATCTCATTTATCTTTGCAGTAAAGCCGTCAAGCCAATCTTGATAACTAAATTCTGAATTACTCATTGTTTTCTCCAATCTTTTTTTTGTTTCATTCATACCTAAATATTATATAATCTTTGATTATATTGCAAGTATTACTTATAAAAAATATAAGAAAAAAGGTCAATGTTTATAGGGTTTTAGAAAAAAATTAAAAAAATTATAGAATTGTGCCACTTAAAGTGAGCTTTTTGTGTCCTTTAAGTATGGTTTGGACATCAGGGTCAATCCTAGAGAATAACTCGCTGACTCCTGTATTGACATCTCCATAGGTATTGAATGGAGTATCTTTTCTTTTAAAATATCTAAGGGCTTGAATCAATGTTGCAGTTTTAATATCTTCAGGTATTGCAGAGTAACCCCACTTGGCAGTTACTTGTACATTGTTTTTTATTGTTGGGTCGAATCTCTCTGAGCTTCTAGTGTCAAGAATTGTAATCTTGTTGTAAGGCTCATAGTATGTTGTGCCACCTGCAATATGAATAATTCTAGGATTGCTTGGCTCAACTATAAAATCTGTGTTAATTGTTAAAGTTGTTTCATAAGTACCGTCATCATTGTCATCTGTTTTAACAATAAGACCTGTTGTTGTACTTATGTCAGGTGTGTCAAGGTAAAGACTTGACTTTGGTGTAAATACTTTTGCATTGACAGAATCATCTTGGCTAAACTTACGACCACATATTGCGTCAATAAGTCTTGAAGCTGAGTCAAGGGCTTTATCAATATTGTCGTCTTGTGCCGTTCCTGATAAACCAATGTAAGTCTTAAATGTTGTTTTATCAACATACTGAGTGTGTGCCACTTAAGACCTACTTTGCTTTATTTTCTTTTGGTTGTTTTGCTTTTGATTCTACGAACTTAAGAGCTTTGTATTCAGCTTCAGGCATTTCCCAACCTGCTCTTGCAACAAGTTTTCCTTTACGCCAACCTTTTGGCATACCTTCAGCAGACTCTTTACAAAGTCCTTCTTCATTCATATAAATATCTTTTTTAATTTTCATTATTTCCTTTTTGCTAGATGTCCCACTCTCATAAGACGAATGGGACATCAAAGCCATTATTAACTATTAAAAGTTAGTAATAGTACAGAAAGCAGTTGGTCGATAGACAGGGAATCCTAATCTAACGGTTGCTTTCATAACCATAATATCTTTTACGAAGTTTTCATCGTGGGAATCAGACATAGCTACTTCCATACCTTGTCTTGCGACAATATGACAAGCCTGTCCACCACCGAAAACACCTACAATCGCAGTTCCTGCAGGTCTAGTTGTATCTAATACTACAGGTAATCCCCATAGTGTTTGTCCAACTGCACCACCGAACTGTCCTGCACCAACAAAGAGTGGGTTTAAGCTACCACTTGTAGTAACTGCATTTACTTCAGTTACAACTTGATACCAATCTGAAGGGTGCATAATTATAGCGTCAGGACTTAAGAAGCTATCTTTTTGTATTTCTGTGATTGCTTCATAAATTTGTCCTACTCTCTTAAGGTTTCCTGAGAATGCTGAGAAATCAAAAGTATTGATTCCTGAAACATTCAAAAGACCTGTTAAGTTAGCACCTGTGCCACCACCTGCAAGTATTTGGTCTCCAACTGCAAGATTAACCATTGTTCGTAATCTTGAGTCAAGATAACCACTTACTGCTGAAACATCAGCTAACAATTCTTCTGTTACAGGTAAGAATGAGCCAATCTTACGAATGTTCTCTGTCTTTTCTGTAAAAGCAAGTGCGTTCTCGCCCAATGCTGAGCCTTCCGCAGTTGCACTAGAGTTGTTAGTGAATGTGGATTCTTCGAGATACTTGTATTGGTAAGTATCTGTTGTAATTGTGTCAATTAAGTCAATAACAGTTTGTGGGTTTCTCAATGCAGTAGGAACGATTAAATCGCTTCTTGTTACCGCAGGTGGATAACCTGTTTCTGTTAATGTTGTTTTTAATTCGACTTGTGGATTCCACTTAAGTTCTGAATTGATGTTCTTTTGACCATTTTCCATAAAACTTTTGTAAGCACTAGAGTCAATAAGTTGGTTTCCAAGAGTTTTTCTCTCTACGGATTCCTTCTCATTGTGAATAGGCATTGATTTTACTTCTTTACCTTTTTCTAATGCTTCTTCAAGTCTTGCTTCTTGAGTTTCTAGAGCATTTAATTCATTAACTTTTTCATTAAGTTTCTCAATTTCAACATTTCTATCTTCGATAGCTTGTTTTTTCTCCACAGAGATTTCAGAGCCACCTTCAAAGGTGTCCTTCATTTCTTTTACTGCGTCGAATTGAGTTTGTCTTAATGAGTGGAGTTCCTGTGTGAGTTCTGTTAATTTACTCAACTTTTTCTCCTTCATTAATTACGCCTTGACTTCTTGCCAAGACTTCTTGTGTATTTAGCCAAAGTGCGTCAATACTATCTTTAGGTTGCTCTGCTTCTTCTTCTCCTAGTCCAAGAATGTTGTCTAAATCGTTATAGACTTCTTGGATTCGGTCTTGAATCTGCATAAGAGATTCTTGAGCAGACTTTGACAATGTTTTGCCTTTATCTAAGCGTAAAGAAGTAAGTTCTTTTGCTCTGTCAATAAAGCTGTTAATTGTGATAAGCACATTATCAGCTTCATCTGTGAATCTAAGACCTGATTCAACATCTTTTACATCTTTTTCTTTTTGTTCTTTAACTGCAACTGTGTAAGTTGATTGGTTTGCACCAACAAGAACAGGAGAGACTTCAAACACAGTAGCAGATTTAATGTACCTTACTTCCTGTGATTGTCCGTCTTTTTGAAATTGTCCTTGTTCTGCGTCATCAACTTGGAATCCAAAAGACCATTGTTGCAAATCTCCCATAGCTTTGACAATTTCGTAGGCTTCTTTGCCACTCTCAGACGACATAATAAACTCGCCTTTGAATGTTGCCTTGTCATTGTCTTGAACTATGCGTCCTTTACCAATAGGATTCTCCCATTTGTGAGACCATACCATTGGTACTTCGCCTTCTAAACCTTTAAATGATTTTAGTGAGTTTGGTAAAACTACATCTCCGTCAGAATCTACATTATTAAATACAGAGAAAACTGCTTCTACTTTGCCTTCAGTTTCATTATCTAATGCAAAGTCTATTGACTTAAACTCTTTGTCCATTATTCTTCTTCCTTATCTACCCACGCTTCGTTTTCTTCTGTGTTTGGGTCGTCTGCAATAAAATGACCTTTGTCATTCCTTGCCCTTACTTTACTAGCTTCTTGTAATTTTTTTTCTTTTTCGGCTTTTGTAATTTTAACAAGCGTACCTTGTTCAATTAACCATTTAATACTTTTTTGTGGAATACCTTTGCCGTCAATAAACTCGCCTTCAGCAAAGTATTTATCTTTGACAGTTATTCCATTTATCACTTCATACATTATGTAATTATCTCCACGCTAAATTCTACGCCTAAGTAATCAATACTATTCACAGTATAAACACCATAATTAGACGCTTCAACAACTCTAGCAGAACTTACCACTCCACCTAAAGTTGTATCTCCTTCAATAGCTGATTTTACACTTGTACTTCCACTTCCGTCTAAATAAGAATCTAAAGAATCCTGCGAGAGTTCTGCGTCCACTCTTGAAACATACATATAGATTGGAATGTTATAAGTGTCTGAGCCACGAGCCATTGTAGAATCATATTCAAGTGAACTCATCACACCAACAACTGCAGTAGGTGGCTCAATAGAATCAGGTACAAAAGAAAATATACTTAATCCTGAGATTGTTGCTAATCGTGTTTTTAATCCTTCTCTAATGCTAGATAAACTTGCCATAGGTATTACTATAACAAAAAAGCCACCTATGTAGGTGGCTTAATTGCTTTTGTTAATTTTTTATAGTTCGATACAAGGACTCTCGATTACTCCGTACCAACCTCTATGAATAAAACAGAATTTACATTCTTCTACATATTCTTCGTGATTTGGAACTTCAAGCAATTCAACTTTTAAATCTTTGTAAAAATAGTTACCCATTTCATTATCAAAGTGGTGTGCGTCTCCCCAACGGTCAATCAACTCTAGGTTTTGTGTCCAACCTAAACCGTTTCTTCTTAAATCATAATTTACTGTAAAATTATAATCATAAGCAAAACAATCGTACCAAGTATCTTCTTCTTCATTTTTTACTTCTTTCCAAGTAACTTTAAGAATTTGATTCTCAGTTTTTTGTTCTTCTAATTTTTTAATGTCATTTACTAACTTTGTAATTCTTCTGTCTTTTCCTGAAGAATAGTCATAGTATTCTTTGACATATTGTTTCTTTGACATTTTGTCTCCTTTTGTTATTTCATTCATAATCAAAGATTAACAGATATAAAAAGTAATGCAAGTATTTATAGTGAAAAAGACTATAAATAGCAGATAGCTGACCCTTCGGAGTTGATTGCTGAATGAATGAAACAAAGGGTCAGCTTCTTATCTGCTTGTTCAATGATACAGGGAATTGAATTATCGAACTCTTTTATCTTAGCATTATTCTTCTTTACCAAACAATTCATCAAAACATTTAGGGTGTGAGCCTGAGATGATTTGTTCCCAACCTGATTTCTCTAGGTAAGGGAAGTAATCTTTAACATCTTTTCTTGGCATATCCCATTGATACTCGTGCCAATCTTTTCTAATGACTTCAATAGTACCTTCTTGGCTACAGACAATACACTTATCTGTTGGAACAGTAACAACATCATCATCAACATTCCTATTCATATATTGTGCTGATGTGTATAAGAGTTTCTGTTCTTGCAAGGTTAGATGACCTGCACAGTTTTTTTCTTCAGGGCAGTTGCATTTAGTTATCATCATATCTAACTCCACTAATTTCTAAATTAAAACTAGGGTGCATATACTTTATGTCTTTATCTGCTAATTTTACAGCTTCTTCTTCTGTTTCTACAAAGTAAGTTTTCTTACCTAAAAAAAATACAGTATGCTTATTCATTTTTCCCTCTCAATCAATCCAATTTCTAATTTTCTTTTTAGTAACAATCTCTCAGCTAAATCAATTTGTTCTTTTGATTCTAAGTGATTGAAAATCTGTTCTAAGTTTTCAAAGATTGTCATTACTTCAACTCCATATCTTCCTGCTCAATTTCTTTATCACAATGCAAACAAACAAGTGCAGACCAATACAAATGTGTTACTTCTAATTCCAAAGTACATTCAGGACAATCAAACTTAAATGTTGTTCTCTTTTGATAAATCATACTTCTTCTCTTATCATAGAAAAAGTTACAGGTTGGAATTTAGGCATAAAATAATCTCTTACATATTCCACATAATTTTCATCATTCCAATTCTCAAAAGTTAAATCCCAAGAGCCATAAGTTTTATGTTCTAAAACTTTTTGCAGGGCTTGTTCTCTTGTATATTCAAAGTACATATCTCGACCTTGAACTTGGATATTCCATTTTTCAAATATCTCGTCTTTATTCCATTTTTGAGATTTACCATTAGAAAAGTCAAAGACTCTGTTTCTTTTCTTGTCGAGTAAAAAAGCGTGTCCACCCCAATACTCAGATGTAATCTCTCTCATAGCGTGAACTAGAACAGTATTCTTATTTACACTATCAAGATATTTTTTAAGGTTTGCTTCGTAGCAATCTCCTTTTTTCACATCAACTCCTTTTTCATTTTCAATCAACTTAGTTGGATTGTAATTTAAGATTAATCTTTTGTCAATCTTTAATTATTAATCCTATTTAATTTTTTCGTATGGCTCTAACAGTTCTTCATATTGGTCGCTAGTCATAGACTTAACATCTAATATTTTTGAATCGTTTGTTAATGAGTCATACAC